AGGGTAAGCTCGTTGGTAAACCGGTCAAGTTGACCGTACAGCAAAAGCGCTGGCTCTGCTCAATTTACGACACGCCGACGCGGTTGTTTATCCTGAGCATGGCACGAAAGAATGCGAAGACAGCGTTTAGCGCGTTCCTGCTGTTGCTGCATACCTGTGGGCCGGAGGCTACGGCGAACAGCCAGCTTTATAGTGCAGCGCAGTCCCGCGATCAGGCGTCAGTGCTGTTTGAATTGGCCGCGAAGATGGTGCGGATGTCACCTGACCTATCCGCGGTGGTGACGATCCGGGACACTGCAAAACAATTGCTCTGTCCTGAGTTGGGTACGGTGTACCGGGCACTATCCGCGGAGGCTTCTACGGCTTTCGGCTTGTCTCCGGTGTTCACGGTTCACGATGAGCTAGGACAGGTCAAGGGTCCGCGGTCTGATTTGTATGAAGCGTTGGAAACTGCCAGCGCAGCGCAGGACGCCCCGCTGTCTATCGTTATTTCCACGCAGGCTCCGACTGATGCGGACTTGCTGAGCCTGCTGATTGATGACGCGCTGACCGGCGCGGACCCGCGGATCAAGGTTGAACTCTGTACGGCTCCGCTTGATTTGGATCCGTTTAGTGAAGAGGCGATCAGGGCGGCAAATCCGCACTTTGACGACTTCATGAATAAGGAAGAGGTCTACCGGCAGGCGCAGGACGCCAAAAGGTTGCCGAGTCGGGAGTCTTCCTACCGAAATTTGATCCTGAATCAGCGGGTTGAGGCGAGAAATCCCTTTGTATCTCGTGCGATTTGGAATGAAAACGGCGCTGTCCCTGATGAGTTAGAGGGTATGGCGGTCTATGGTGGCCTTGATTTATCAAGCGTCAACGACCTAACTGCTCTCGTTTTGGTGTCAGAAGAGGGCGATGTACACCCTACTTTTTGGCTTCCCGCGGATGGATTGGCCGAAAAGTCACGCACAGACCGCGTGCCGTACGACGTTTGGGCCGCGGATGGCTACCTGAATACGACTCCGGGCCGCGCGATTGAGTACGAGTTCATTGCTGAACACCTCCGCGGCTTGTTTGATCGGTGTGATGTCCGCGCGATTGGCTTTGACCGATACAACATGCGATTCCTTAAACCGTGGCTGGAAAAGGTCGGGTTTACTGAGGAAGAGCTAGAAAAGTTCATTGAGTTTGGACAGGGATTTGTCTCAATGTCCCCGGCGATCCGGGAGCTAGAGGCAAAACTTCTATCGAAGAAATTGAAACACGGTATGCATCCTCTTTTGACGATGTGTGCCGCTAACGCAGTGACTGTCAGCGACCCCGCGGGCAATCGCAAATTTACAAAACAGAAAGCTACCGGACGGATTGACGGAATGGTCGCGCTCGCCGAAGCAATCGGCGTGATGCCGACATCCGTAGCCGTCGAAAAGAGCTTTTGGGAAACCACTTAATTTAGGAAGCGCGTGAGAGAACAAATCCGAACCGCGCTTGCTGCGGCTAAATCATGGCTACCTGACGTCTTAATGATGTCTGGTGCGTCAGGTATCAGCTACGGGGCCGCGCTCGTCTATGAGCCATTGGGCTACGTGGTGGGCGGTGTATTCGCGCTGATTTCTGGCCTGATGCTGGCAAAGGTCGGTAAGTAATGGGGTTCCTCGCCGCTGCTGTCTCTGAGCGGAAGTCATCGGTTTATGACCAGTGGATACAGCTACTTGACTACGGCAACAGGTCGAAAGCCGGTCCTAACGTCAATCTGAATACCGCTTTTCGTGTCTCTGCGGCCTTTGCGTGCATGCGTCACATCGCAAACGGTGTGGCTCAGGTGCCGTTTAAGCTGATGCAGGACTACGAATCGGACGGATTGAACCGCAAAAAGGTTGCCCGCGATCACCCGTTGTACGAGGTTTTCACGGTTCGGCCTAATGCGTGGCAGACATCTTTCGAGTTTCGCGAAACGTTGGCGCTGCATGCGTGCATGGGCAATGCCTACGTGTATCTGAATCGCTATCGTGGCACGATTGCCGAAGCGTTCTGCCTTAATCCGGCGCTCGTTACCGCGAAACAGGAAGACGATTGGTCGATCACATACAAGGTTCGCGGCAAGAACGGCGGCGAACGACCGGTCCCGGCCTCTGACATCTGGCACGTTCGCGGGCCGTCGTGGGATGGCTTCCTCGGGTTGGACACGCTCACCGTTGCGCGCGAAGCGCTTGGTTTGTCGGTTGCCCTTGAGAACAGCCACGCATCGCTACATCAAAACGGCGTTCGACCGTCTGGCGTTTATTCGGTTGACGGCGTTTTAGATGGTCCGCAGCATAAAAAGCTGTCGGACTGGCTGAAATCAGAGGCTGTGACGAACGCGGGAGGAACGATGGTTCTCGACCGTAATGCGAAGTTCATAAATACCACGATGACTGGCGTTGATGCGCAGCACAAAGAGACGCGCGATTTGCAAATTGAGGAAGTCTGCCGGTTCTTTGGTGTGCTTCCTATCGTCATTGGCTATACCGGAGACACGGCAAGCACTTACGCTAGCGCGGAATCGATGTTCACCGCTGACAGGGTGCAGACGAAAAGCCCGTGGTACGTGCGAATTCAGGAGTCAGCGGACGTTAATTTGCTGACCGCAGAGGAACGGAAGACCGGGTACTACTGGAAGTTTATGACTAACGGCCTGATGCACGCCACATCGAAAGATCGCGCTGAATATCTCGCGCGCGCGCTTGGCTCTGGCGGCGCTCCGGCTTGGATGTCGCAAGACGAGGCCCGTGCCGTCGAAGACATGGACCCGATGGGCGGCGCTGCGGCGAAATTACCCGTTTTGCCTACACAAACACCCGCAAAACCTCAAAAAGAGGAAGCAAACAATGAACCATCTCAAGACGTTATCGAAGTCGGATAACGACATCGTCGTCGGCAATTACATGGTGCTTTTCGGTGGAAAAGACCTTGTCGGTGAGTACTTCACCAAAAACACCCGTTTCGATAGCGGATACACCGATTTAGGGGTGCTTTACGTCGATTTTGAGCACGGTTTAGACCCTGATTCCACGGGTATGGACGACTCCGAAGTGCTCGGGGTTGTTGATTGGAAGTCCGCGAAGACTGATGACACCGGGATTTTCGTTCAACGCGTGCTGAATCGTCGCGCAAAGTACGTCGAAATGCTCGCTGAATTGATTGACGCAGGCGTTGTTGGTAACTCGTCTGAGGCGATTCGCGGCAAAACGATGCGTCAACGCAGCGGCGAAATCACCCAATGGCCCTTGAAGCGCGACACGCTCACGGTCACGCCGATGGAGCCGCGAATGATCACGCAAAACCTGATCACCGTCGCGAAGTCACTAAGTGAATTTTTCCCGGCGAGCAAATCGCTTGCCGCATTGACTGGCGCATCGCTTCCTGATGAGGCGAAAAGCATCGAGTCAATTCAAACCATACGTGATGCCGAAGCCTATCTGCGCGATGCAGGGCGGTTCAGCAAAACGCAAGCAGCGGCCTTCATTGGCCGCTTCAAGTCCCTAACGGGTCAGAGGGATTCTGACGAATTGGGCGCACTGGTGGCCGCTTTCAAAAACGCGACCTCCGTTCTCTCCAAGTAATCGAAAGGAATCCGAAATGGATCTGTCCGAAATCAAAAGCCTCGTTGAAGCGCAAGGCAAAGCGTGGGACGAGTTCAAGAAAACCAACGACGAGCGTTTGAAAGCGCTGTCCGAAGGTAAGGGTATCGCCGACATTGAGGCGAAGCTCGCCAAGATGGATGCAGTCATCACCGAAACCAGCAAAGAGCTGAAAGAGCAAACGCTCAAATCGCAGCGTCCGACACTGACCGGTGACAAGGCCGATGCAGCCGAAGCCGCGCTCAAATCGTTCAACCTCGCCGCCAAAGCTGCCGCGATGGAGTCTGGTCGCTCATTCGTCGAGTTTACGCATGACCAGTACCAAGAGTACAAGGCTACGTCCGATCGGTACTATCGCAAAGGCATTGAGGCGCTGACCGAAGCCGAGCGCAAGACGGTAAACGTTGGCACGGCTCCGCAAGGTGGTTACCTGACCGGCTACGAAATGGAAGCTGGTATTGACCGCGTCGTTCAGCGTTACAGTTCGATGCGTCAAGTGGCCCGCGTAATCAATGTCGGGGCATCGACGTACAAGAAACTCGTCAAGACTAGTGGCACTTCGGGCGCAACGCGCGGTGGCGAGAACACAACTCCAAGCAACGGCACTTCGCCGACGTGGGTTGAGCTGGAATTCAAGCCGGGTACGTACACTTCTGAGCAACGGATCACCTCTGAAGCGCTGGAAGACGCCACTTTCGATGTCGGTGCTGACCTCGAAAACGAGATGGGCACCGAGTTCGCTGAAATGGAAGGCGCTGACTTCATTTCCGGTACGGGCATCAACGGACCGCGTGGTCTGACCGACTACACCGCTGTAGCGAATGCGTCCTACGCATGGGGCTCTGTTGGTTATGTGGCCTCCGGCCATGCGTCAAGCTGGGCCTCGTCGAATCCATCGGATTACCTGATTGATTTGGTGCACTCGCTGAAGCGTCAGTACCGTGCGGGCGCGTCGTTCATCATGAATGACACGACTCTCGGTTCGATTCGCAAGCTGAAAGACGGTCAAGGCAATTACCTCTGGGGTATGACCCGCGAAACGTTCATGGCTGGTGCGGTTGGCACGTTGCTCGGTTATCCCGTAGTGACTGACGACTTCATGGCCGACATCGGCGCGAATGCGTACCCGATTGCCTTCGGTGACTTCAAACAAGCCTACTACGTGATCGACCGCAAGGGTGTCTCGGTTCTCCGTGATCCCGCTGGCGCGTTCCCACACGTCAAGTTTCTGGCGCGTCGTCGCGTCGGCGGCGGCATCGCGAAGTTCGAAGCCTTGAAGCTCTTCAAGATCGCCACGTCGTAACCAAAAGCGGGCGCTAACCACGCCCGCGCAACCCATTCTCACCAAGGAAAATCATGAAAGATTTGATGAACAAAATCGACGTGAAGCGGGTTCTCTCCCCCGTTTCCGTCGCTGACACGACCGCGCAAGTTGGTCAGATTATCGACCGCAAGGGCTACCACTCGTTGACGTACGTTATCGCGACCGGCTCCATTGCTGACGCTGACGCCACGTTTACCGTGTTGCTCGAAGAGGGCGACGTATCGAACCTGTCCGACGCTGCGGCTGTTGCTGATGCTGACCTCATCGGAACGGAAGTCCTCGCGGCTTTCCAATTCGATGACGACAACGAGTGCCGGAAGCTCGGTTACAAGGGCGCAAAACGTTACACACGTTTGACGATTACGCCTGTTGCCAACGCATCGGCGGCGCTCCTGAGCGCTGTTGCGATTCTCGCCTCACCGGCTGCATCGCCTACCGCTAACCCGCCTGCTTAAACCACAGGCCAAAGCGTGAAGCGCCCTCCTCGTGAGGGCGTTTTGCATTGGGGCCTGAACTTTATGAAGGTTGGACAAAATGTCACTCAGTAACGGAACAGAAAACGCCGCTCTCAAGATGTTCTTGCAGGGCACAGACCCGTCATATCGCGCGGGCGCTACGCAGTACGCCGCATTGGTATCGCTTGCCGCCCCTGATGAGGCCGCGCCGATTGCTGCGGAACTGACTTACACCGGATATGCTCGCGTTGCGCTCACGAAGTCAACCGCTTGGACGGACGGCGGCTCGTCGTTCACTAATGCGGCGCAGATTCTTTTCGGGAAACGCACGGACGCAGGCGCTACGCAGCAAGCGAAAGCGATGGTCATTGTCGATACCGCAAGCGGCCCGATCAACATGGGCATCATTGCGGCGCTGAATGACACGCTCGACATTAACCTAAACATTCAGCCTATTTTCGCAATCGGCGACGTCACGGTGACAGCTGAATAAATGGCAATCCTCGGCTTCCGCGAAATCGCTGACGCAGAGCAAGACGGCTACACGTTCCTGTCCGGCTGGCGTAAACAGCCAACGCAGACAACCGGCGCGGGCGTGTGGTTCGATCTAAGTATGAGTCCGGGCAATCCACGCCCGAATAACTACATCGGGCCTAGCGGCGTGTTTACGCCAATGTCACAGAGTAGCGACGGTGGCATTCCACACGGCGGCAACGTTGCCCCGAAGAAAAAGATGCTGCGTGTTTTTGAGGCGCAAACCGCAACCGCTGGTGCTGTACCGCTGACGCTGCACTTACTCGATTATTTGGGTTTCTATTCGTTCATTGACGAGTCGGACACGGACGAACAATTCTTAGACAACACCGCCGGACTCTCTCGATACACCGACGGTAACGGCGTGCGCATCATGCCGGTTGTCGTTGCGCCACAAGTGGGCGGCTCGGCTGGTTTCGTGGTGACGTACACCAACAGCGACGGCGTAGCAGGTCGCAAGACTCCGCGCCACATCATCGGCACTCAGGCCATTAACGGCACGATTGCAAGTAGCGGCGGCTCGGTTGCTGACTCGCGCGCGCCATTCATGGCGCTACAGGCTGGCGACACAGGCGTTCGGCTGATTGAATCGATTCAGTTTGACGGCGTGGGTGACATTGGATTGCTCGCGCTGGTGTTGGTGAAGCCAATCGCGAAACATTACATCCGGGGCGTTGACGCTCCAGCAGAGCGCGACTACTTCACTGATGACGCGGCGCTACCGATCATTGAAGACGACGCCTATCTAAATTTGCTGTCACTCCCTGCTGGCAACCTATCAGGCGCGCCTATTTTCGGCTACATCAAAACACTTTGGGCGTAAGGAAAAACAATGCCGATTAACTCGCAAGACGACCTAGCCGCAGCGCTCGCAGCGGGTGACACTCAGGTCACGATGGCAAGCAAAAACACGCACAGCGTAGGTGTACAGGCCGCTGGCGTTTGGTACGACCTAAGCAAAGGCGCGGGCATGATTCCGTGGGACGCCGTTATCGGCTCCGGTACGAATCTCACGTTTCAACCCGTTAGCGACACCACCACCACCACCGCAGCAACGGCGGCAACGTCCGGCTCGATTGCAACAACGACATTCACGGACACCACCCACGGCAGCGGTCGCTTTACCGTCGGCATGGCGCTCACGGGTACAGGCGTAACTGCCGGTACATACATCACCGCGCTCGGCACCGGCACAGGCTCAAACAACGGCGGCACTTACACGGTCAACATCTCGCAGACAGTCACGTCACAAACGATCACCGGCACCGCAACAGCGAGCTTCATGCAGCACGGCGGCAACGTGAGCGCAGCGGTAAAGCAACTGCTGAACGCAAGCGTTGTGAGCGCGTCCGCTACTTCCGCGCCGTCGTTTTTCCAACTCGTTGACATCATCGGATTTATCCCGGTTTCGACGGTCACATTGACGACCGCGCAAACCATTCTCGGCTCGCAGACTTATCCGCGATACGCTGACGGCAATGGCGTCCGCGCCTTTATCGTGCCGGTCGTGGTCATGGGTGCGGGCACTCCCACACTTCGCCTCAGTTACACCAACCCGGCAAGCACGGCGGGACGCTTAACCCCAGCGGCTCCATCGCTGCCGATTGCCAACACAGCCGCGCCGGTTGGACAGATTCTTTACTCGGGTACGGGCGTTGGCAAATACGGCCCCTTCATTCCGCTGGAATCCGGCGACAACGGCATTCTCTCGATTCAAACGATTCAACAGAGTGCCACCATGACAAGCGGTGTTTACTGCATCGTGTTGTGCAAGCCGGTTGGGTTGCCGCTACCGCTCACAACGTTGGGCGTTCCCGGCGAACGTGATTACTTTAATCAGTTGCCGTCTATGCCGATCATTCCCGATGGTGCGTGCCTGAGTTGGTTGCAGCTTGCCGGGTCTGCGACCCCGATCAACACGCCGTACAACTTCACGATTCAGACAGTCTGGAAGGTCTAGATGCTGCTCGGCAATTACTCGGTGCTGCACAAAAGCCCCGCGAAGTATTTGACCGGCACCGTAGGATTTAACGACCGCGCGAACTGGAACAAACCGGGCATGATGCGCAGTCGTGGCGCGGGTGTTGCAATGTTCGCGTTCGACGCGGTGCCTGCTGGATTCATGGCGGGAAAGGCGTTTTTTGCGCCGCGCACCGCAGGCCGCATCGTGACGCGTAACGCGTTCGCCGTTGATGGTGCTGCGGTGGGCGCAATGGGGTTGCCCGGTGCCGCTGCGGCCTCGTTTGCGGTCAATGGTGCTGCAATCGGCGGCTTGATCGCGGGCGGTGTGGCAAACGCAAGTTTCACGATTACAGGCACGGCAAGCATCGCCGGACTGGCAGCGGGTAGCGCGGCTGGCACCATCGCCGTGAATGCGTCTGCAATCGGTGGCGCGACAGCATGGGGTATTGCTTCCGGCACCATGACGGTTACCGGATATTGCCAGCCCTACGCGCTCGGCTACATGACCGCTACGACGGTTGACAGTTCGGTCTTAACGCCGGTTTCTGTCGCGTCCGCAGTGTGGGCGGCAACCGCAGCGACAAACAACACCGTAGGTTCAATGGGCGAAAAGCTCAACGACGCAGGCAGCGCCGCGAACCCTTGGACAGAGGTTATCGAATCTGGCTACACCGCCGCCGACATTTTGCGATTGCTCGCAAGTCACGCAGCGGGCATGGCGACGGGCTTGGAAGGCGCAACGCCGCGCTTCAAATCTCTCGACGGGACAAAGATTCGCATTGACGGAACCTATGCGGCGGGCGAGCGCGGGATAACTAGCCTAGACGCATCGTGATGCAAGGCAATTGGTTAGGCCGGTGGGCTGGCGAATGGTTCGGGCGGGTTGCCGACGCAGTTGCAATCGTCATCGGTTCAAAGACCGGACGCGAGCAACCGAACGCAGACAGGCCGAGCCAAACGTCAAACGACCGGCAGCCACAAATTTACACAGCACGAACCGCAGAGCAATCCGCAGAGCGTGCCACCACCGAACAAAACGACAGAGCGCAAGTAGTAAGCGCAACGCGAGTGCTAGCCGTGGCTTCAACTCGCAAAAACAAACAATCAACACGTAGGTAAACAATGGGCTTCAAAGTCATCACGCCACCGACAGAGCCGGTGACGCTGGCAGACGCGCGCCTGCATTTACGCGTTACCGACACGGCAGAAGATACGTTGATTAGCGCGTTAATCACCGCCGCGCGCGAGTATTGCGAGCACTACCTACAACGCGCGGTCGGTTCGCAAACGCTTGAAC